CGAAAGAAGAACAAATTATAGAAAACAAACAAGCCGATTTACGTTCTCGTAAGTTGGCTATTTTATTAGAAAAATAAAGGAGACTCAAATGGGAGTTAAATTAACAGTAAATCAATTGAACGAAGCATGGATTGCTTCAGGGGATAAAGTCACAGACTTTAATGACCAAATCAACATGGCTCTTAATGATGATAATTTTTCAGCAGAGGCTATGTCAGAATTAAAAAATAAACGTGATAATGAAAAAGTTCGCCGTGATGCATTGAGAGAACAACTTGTTGAAGCTCAAGCTGAGCAAGTGGTTAATATGCGTGAAGAAGAACAAGTTCCGTTGAATAAAAATGAAGCTGAACTCAAAGACAAATTTGTTAAAGACTTCGTGAATATGGTTCGTAACCCTATGGCGTTTATGAATACTGTATCTTCAAATACAGACAACGGAACTGATGGAGAAGATAGTGCAGCAGGGCTTACTATTCCGCAAGATATTCGTACTACGATTATTACTTTGGTTCGTCAATACGATTCATTGCAACAATATGTGCGTGTTGAGAATGTTACTACACTAAGCGGTAGCCGTGTATATGAAAAATGGACTGATGTCACTCCTTTGAAACGAATGGATGCAGAAGACGGTTTGATTCCAAACCTCGACAATCCACGTTTGACAATTATTAAATACTTGATTGGACGCTATGCAGGTATTATCACAGCCACAAATTCTTTACTTAAAGATACTGCTGAAAATATTCTTGCTTGGTTATCTTCTTGGATCGCTAAGAAGGTAGTTGTTTCTCGCAATAAAGAAATTATTGCATTGATGGGTGCAGTTCCTAAAAAAGCAACAATCACTAACTTTGATGATGTTATTACTATGATTAATACAGCAGTCGACCCTGCAATCATTGCAACATCAAACCTTTATACAAATCAATCTGGTCTTAATAAACTCGCTTTAGTAAAAACTGCTGAAGGTAAATATTTGCTTGAACCAGACCCAACAAAACCAAATACTTATATTGTTAAAGGTAAACGGGTAATCGTAATTGCTGATCGTTG